CTTAAACCAATTCTTTAATCACCTTATTAAAAATTTCTTGAATACAGATGAATGCTTTAAGAATCGCGCTAAGCAAAAAACACGCCTTAGTCAAAATGCCATTACTTCTTATACGACAGATACCATGGATGCGATTACGAGGGAGGCAAGGAAGCAGGGCGCCCGCCGAATGGTGTACGGGCAAGTGGCGGACCGGCCCATTCTCAATGTGATGGGAGAGCGTGAGGGCGCCCGCAGCAGTCTCGGAACACAGAAAGAAATAAATTATATAACTTATTTTGCCGGCCGCACGCAGCCTGTAGATCTTATGACAGGCGATAAAGCCACAGACGAGGCCAACGGACTGTGGCACTATCAGATAGGAAAAGATACCGGCATCGTTAAGACAATTCAACTTAATAAAACCGATTCGCCTGGATTGGCAGAGGTGCGCTTTGAACAGGAAGGGTATGATGGCCTGAAACAACTCCGCGTGTTGTATGATGCGAAAATCAAAACCTATGCAGACGTTACTGCTTTCCCTGGTACTTACATATATATTGAGCCTCGCGGGTTTGATCCAAGTACCAGCATAGATTTAACTCAATTTGGGATTGGGGGATATTATATGGTAGTGCGCTCGGGCCACAGTTTTGGACAAGGCGTGGCCGAGACTGAAATAACGGCGAAGTGGGTGGCGGAAATAGAACAAGCGGATGACGAAGACGAAGGCATAAACAGGACGCGCTATAATAAATGTTATACCGGCGCATCTGATAGCGCCAACCGAAGCGGACAAGCCGGCGGCCTAGGCGGCTTCTTATCTTTTTTCGGAGGTAGCGAAGATGAAGAGGAGCCCGATCCTGATAATGGGACAACTGGAGAAGAAGGTGATGAATAATGCCGGCAGAACAAAAAGAGGAAGAAAACAAAATGTCTAAATATTATGCCGAAGAGAATGGAGAAACCGCTTTCGAATTATTTAATAAGCGCACGGTTTATCGGCTCCACGTTAGTGATCCTGCATACCCCAATCTTGTGGACTTTATAGCAGAAAAGGCCATGTATGGGCGCGTTAATCGGAGATTTGTACCGATTGCCCTCCCTGCAAAGACTAAAAATTTAAAACCACTCCCTCAAGGGGTGTCCCCAGAAGCAAGCCCCAGCGCATTAAATTTTGTGGCAGACGCCTTTAATGATTTAGCTCGCCAGTTTCGCAAGTGTGCAATGGTGGGAACGATAGATACGACAGATCCTTATTTGACGAACTTAAAGGTTTATAAGGCCCATGAGAAAAGCAGACAGAGATATAAAGACTATACGAAAATGTATACACAAGCTTTCAATAGTGTTGTGGGAAGCGAATCTACAAAAATAGAAAACTTCGACATGTTCACAGAGAGATTATTGGGCGCCCTTAAGCGAGGGGGTCTGCGATCCCCCTATACTTTTCCTGCGTATGTTAAAAGCAGACAATGCCCTATTTTAGTCTCTGGGTTAGCTATTGAAATTGCTGATTTAGATCCGGCGAATGACGATGAAAAAATTAAACAGTTTATAGAAAGCAATAACTGGAAGTTTTTTCTTAACGCATGCCGCACCTATGGGTTTATGGTAGATAAAAATATTCCATGGCGCATCATAGCCGACATTGGCTCTAGCCCGATGATTCAATATGCAACTCGCTACGGGTACTCCTCCACCGATGAAGTTTTACGCTCCGTGTATAGTTCCGCGCATGAGGGCTTTTACACTGCTATGCCGCAACAGCTATTGACGATGTATAACAAAGTTAAGCCAAAAGGGATCCAGTCTTTGGAAGACTGCGGGGGAAACACTATTGTTAAGATGCGCAAGCCCAAAGCATATAAGACCTTGGCCTATTTAAAGACATTATATAGTGAGACATATTTCCTAGAGCTTTATTGTAAGATGAGATTTTTTGAAGAAGAGTCACCCATCACAGAAAACGAGAAGCGCCTATTGATTGATGATGTTGTCGAGACGTGGCGCCTTAAGGGTTTTTATTATGCTGCCAGAAAATTTGAAATTTTTTTAAATAAACCATTTGACTATGAAGGCTCTTTAGGGTATTATATTAATAAGCAGAAAGAAAAAGAAACGAATTCCACTTGAGCTTAGGAGCGATGATTGTATTTTCAAACACTTGACGATAAAAGCGAGTGTGTTGGCGTCTATACTGACGGGCGTCTTCACTTTGATGAAGTGCCTTCGGGTCTCACTAGAACGTGGAAGTATACTGGTTCTATAACAGACCCTGCGGTTGAGTACGCATGGCTTTATGCCCAAGGCCGCAGCTTGCAAGAGGTGTGCCCGGAGGAACTGAACGAGCGCTTAGTGGCTTCTCAAAAACGTTTTCGCGCTTATCTTAAAACTTTCGAAATTGGAAAGATTAACCTGCGCGAGCACTGCTTTTTTGATTTGGTGCCGGAAAGCTTTTTGATGGAGTTCTGTGAGATAAAAAACAAAATTACTGAACACATTTTTGAAACCTGCGAACGCCCAGAGAACTATGAATTAATAAGCGACATTCAAAAGCTTCTTCATAAAATTAGATACCAGAACCTCAACTTGAATAAAGAAGGCTGCCGAGAACTATACCACAGTTCCGTGGGAAGACGCAAGGCTAACGAGCTTATGAAGAAGCACTACTACATCGACTATAACCTCTTCGGAACGGTCACAGGGCGCCTCACAACCCGTCCAAAATCTTTTCCTATACTAACACTTAAGAAAGAATTTCGTCGGCTTATAAAGCCGCACAATGACTGGTTTATCTCTTTGGATTACAACGGCGCCGAGGTGCGCACGTTCCTTGATCTGTCGGGAATAGAACAGCCAGAGGAAGACATCCACGAATGGAACATGAAGAATATTTTTGACGAGGATACCGACCGCGACACTGCGAAAACGCTGTTCTTTAGCTGGCTTTACAATCCAGATTCAGATGTTATCCAGACAGATTATTATAATCGTAAAAAAGTACTTGACAAGTGGTACGATGGTGGTTATATTTATACACCATATAAAAGAAAACTTGTGGTTGATGAACGGAAGGCTCTCAATTACTTAATCCAAAGCACTACGTCTGATCGAGTGTTGAGTAGAGCAGTTGAGATCGATAAGTTCTTAGAGGGGCGCAAGTCTTTTATATCTCATATTGTTCATGATGAAATCGTGATTGATTTTGATAATGAAGAAAGAGAATTAATGTTAGACGTTAAGCAGATCTTTGAAAAAGACAATTTTAAAGCGAACATCAACGCAGGAAAAAACTATCTTGAGTTTGAGGAGTTAAAGATATGATCTCTATCGTGGGGCTCGGAAATGCGGGCTCAAGAATAGCTCAAAAGTTTGAAGACCTCCCTCAGTATACTGTCTATTCATTGAATGACAAGGTTAAGAGAACGTCTAAATATAAGTTTAAGCTCAAGAAGTATGAAACCCCCGAAGAGTGTGAAAACAAAACACCCAACGTGGCCAAGTTTTTTAAAGATGTGGGTGGCCGCATTCAGTTTATAGTGGTGGGGGCTTCTTTCAGTTCTAACTTTTCCTTGGGGATCTTAGAACAGATTAAAGATAAAACAATTGACCTCTTCTATATTCAGCCTGATACAGACTTACTCTCTGGTGTTCCTAGATTGATGGAGAACGCGGCCTTTGGAGTCTTGCAAGAATATGCTCGGTCCGGACTATTTAATAGCATTACTTTAATCTCTAATTTGAAGCTTGAAGAAATTATTCAAAACGTTCCCATCAAGGAGTATTACGACAAACTTAATAGCACCATTCAATCCACCATTCATTACATAAATTATTTTGAACACAACGAGCCAGAGATTGGCGTAGTTACCCCGCCTGCAGAGGTTTGTCGGGTTAAAACTTACGGTGTTGTGAACATGGAAAGTTTAGAAGAAAAATGGTTTTTTGACCTTGACATTCCTCGCGAGGTGTGTTATTATTTATGTATAAATAAAGAAAAACTTCAAACCGATGGAACTTTACACAAAAGATATGTTGAAATCCTCAAAAAGAAACCGCGAAATGCTTTCAGAAACATTTCGTATGCAATTTACGAGACCGAAACCGGTCAAGACTTTGGCTTTTGCGTGGCCAGAACGAACGCAGTACAAGAAAACACTTGACAGGCTACGTTGAGTGTGCTACATTAGATACTAAGGAACGCTTAGTATACTTTATCTATAAAAAAATAAGGAGAAAATAGATATGACTATTGATATGGAGCTTATGCGCCGCAAGCTCGCAACATTGCGCGGTGACAACAAAGATGATAATTCTGTCTGGTTTAAGCCCCCCGAGGGTGATACCGACATTCGGATCGTGCCAACCAATGACGGCGATCCGTTGAAGGAAATGTTCTTCCACTATAACGTGGGAAATCACAGAGGCGGCGTACTTTGTCCGAAGCGAAACTTTGGCGAAGGGTGTCCAATTTGTGAATTTGCTTCCTCACTATGGCGAGAGGGAGTTGACAATAATGATGAGGAGAGCAAGAAGCTCGCCAAGTCCCTGTTCGTGCGAACGCGCTACTTTTCACCAGTAGTTATTCGTGGTCGCGAAGACGAGGGGATTAAAGTGTACGGCTATGGAAAGACCGCATACGAATTGCTTCTTGGTTACATCCTTGATCCGGAGTATGGCGACATCACTGATGCTGATGAAGGCACCGACATTACTCTGACATACACTAAGCCCACTAAGCCGGGCGCCTATCCCCAGACGAGCCTCAAAATGCGTCGTAATACGTCCACTTTGCTGGGCGACCCTGAAGCGATCCCTGCCCTTCTTGATCGTATGCCTGACTTTGATTCCCTTTGGGATCGTCTTAGTTCGGCTCAGGTTGACGCTATTCTCGATGAGCAGCTTTCAAACGATGGTTCCGCTGAGGGCCGTTCATCTGAGACTGCCAAGTATGGTCCCGCCAACGGTAAGAGCGATGTTGACCGTGCATTCGATGAGCTAATGAGTGGCAAGTAATATAAGTAGGCTCTGAGGGCGCCGCTGGCAGATCGGTTTATAAAATAATCTGCCACCCTTTTTAAATGTATTATTAGTATGTCATTATGACTAGCATAGTTCATCACAGAACAATAGCTTCTGTTGAATTAACGCGGCAAAGCCCGCAAAGGAGTAAAAATGAACAACATGCAATTTGTGCTTGAGTGCGCTAAAGACCCAACATGGGAAGACCAAAACGTTAGAACTCTTTCTCTCGGCTTCATTCTCGGAAGCGAAGAGAATCTATCGCAAGTGAGGCAAGGCGGTATTGATAACGCGCACTTGTCAGAACTGCAGGACAGTATGATCTTGCACGGGCAACAGGTGCCGATCACCATTGAAGAGATCGAGGAGACGACCCCTACCGGCCAGAGCCAATATGCTCTTATTGACGGTGGCCACCGACTTCTTACAATACAAAAGCTTGCAAAGATGAACCCGGGAAACCCCAGATGGGGTGTTATCCGTGCCTGCATCAAAGAATTTGATAGCGATTATGATCGCAAACAATATCAGCATGAAGCGAACGATCACACACTGCCAGCGAAAAGCAACAGCAACGATGATGCAGTCCTTTGGTTGAACGAGCTTGTAACGGCCGGCATCGCCGGCTCCCCGGCTAGCCTGCAGGCATTGCTTCATAGCACTGGTCGCAATAAGACAGACCCGACCGGATACGAAACAGATTTGAGAGAAGCTCTCTCTTATCAATTCCCAAATATGGGTTCCCGCCGGCGCAACAATGTAGTGCGCTGTTTTCTAAAGAAGCTTCCGGGGAAGTTCCGCACATGGGATAGCGAGCGCTCTAACGCTGCATTTCATAGCTGGGCAGAATCGGTTGATATAGTATTGCCATCTAATCCTGCTATTATTAGCATTCGTGAGAAAAACCACGTTTTTCATAACGCTGCCGGCAATTCTTTAGCCGCCACAACAGATAAGGAAACTAAAAATCGTCCGGTTATCGCACTCGTTTGGTCAAACAAAACTAGTGGTCAGACGGTGACATCTATTGACGACGCTCGGATCGAAACAATTGGCAAGATTAACGAGATCAATTCTCACTCTAAGCTCGGTCGCGGTAAAAAGTTTATTAATCAAGTTTTTATTGCACCCCAGAAGATTGATGGAGAAACTGCAGAAACTGGTTTTTATGAAGTTCCCACCAATGGTAATGGAAAGTTTACACTCTCCGAAATGCCCAAGGGCTGGGATACCGGAAACAAAGAAACAAAGAAAAGGAGGGAATAATGGCAAAGAAAGTACCTGCTGAGCGGCTTGTTGCTGCTTCGGCAATTCGAGCAGGATTTGATTATGATGAAACCAATGATATGCTTAAGAGCGCTGGTTTCGAACATATGAATCGAAACTCATATAAGATGATGAAAAAGCAATATATTCCCTCTATCGAGAGCGGCGATACAACTTACAGTATGCGAGAGCATGTACTTAAGCCTCGCCGATATAATCAGTTGAAGGATTAACAATGGCCAGAACAAAAAAAACAACAACAAAACTTAAAAACAAACCCGGTCGTGTATCTATGCAAGACCTAATGAAACTTGTAAACAAAAAGGCCGGCAGAAATGTAGCTCATGATCTGACTGGTGACAACCCTACTGAAGTAAAGGAGTGGATCCCTACCGGTTCCCGGTGGCTCGATTCTATTATTTCTAAAGGCAAGGTCACCGGCATTCCCGTTGGCAAGGTTACAGAAATCGCAGGACTTGAATCAACAGGCAAGTCTTACATGGCTGCACAAGTAGCTGCAAACGCTCAGAAGCAGGGCAAAATGGTAGTATATTTCGATTCCGAGTCTGCCATCGACCCTGCTTTTTTAGAGCGCTCTGGGTGTGATCTAGGCCGCCTAATGTACATCCAAGCATCCTCTGTCGAGTTTGTGCTGGAGACAATTGAAGAGCTTCTGGCAGCTACGGACGAGCAACTATTGTTTGTGTGGGATTCGCTGGCGTTTACACCATCGGTATCAGATGTTGAAGGCGACTTCAACCCGCAATCTTCCATGGCCATGAAGGCTCGCATTCTCGCGAAGGGAATGTCAAAGCTTGTTATCCCCATTGCTGATAAGAAGGCTACGTTGCTTGTTCTTAACCAGCTTAAAACAAACATTCCTCAAGGACCAAACGCTCGCATCATCGCGATGACGACGCCCTATATCACCCCAGGCGGAAAGGCTATGCACTATTCATACTCTTTGCGCATTTGGTTGACCGGGCGCAAGGCCAAGTCTTCTTTCATTGAAGATGAAAAAGGTTTTCGTATCGGGTCAGAGGTGAAATGTAGGCTTGAAAAGTCACGTTTTGGCACCCAAGGAAGATCGTGTGCTTTCCGCATTCTGTGGGGAGCCCAAGAGATTGGGATCCGAGACGAAGAAAGCTGGTTCGATGCAATCAAAGGTTCCGACTGCCTTACGTCGGCTGGCGCATGGTACACGCTGGTGATGCCCGATGGATATACCAAGAAGTTTCAGCCCTCCAAGTGGACAGAATTAATTACATCTGATATTGAATTTAAAGAGCATGTCGTGCGTCTAATGGATGAGGAGATTGTTCAGAAATTTCATCGTCGCGAAGGGAACGCGGAAGCGTTTTATTCTGACCCGGAAGATCTGACTGTCCCTCTTAAACCATAATAAACAGGAGAACAGTCATGACAAGTTTATTCGCATTAATTTTTTTGGGGGCCATGAACACGGCCGAAGCTCGGCCACATCACCACCCCCCGCCCAAGGCGCACGCTACACATCGCCACGTACATCACGCGAAACCAGCGCACGTTAAGAGTTACCATCTTAGGGGCCATCGGTATTATCGAGATGCCGGCTTCGTTTGGCGGTGGGCCTCCGGACGCTGGATTGATGGCCGGTGGGTGAGAGGGCATTGGGAAATTAGTTATAGAATTTAAAAAATAACTATTGACTTTCGCCTCCCAATTGGTTATAATATAATCAGTTGGGAGGTTTTTCTTTTGAAGCTAGAGATAGGCAACTTAGTGCGGGTCCGGTATCCAAATGATAAATTTTTTGATGGCGAAGAATACATAGGAATTATCATTGAAGTGACCCCCACCTCCGCGATTGACAGGATGTGGTGTATAACCACAGGCTCCGAACACATTTTAAACAAATTCAGAGATCAAATAGAGGTATTGAATAAATGAAAAGAGTATTGATTATCGATGCGCTTAATGCGTATTTGAGGGCTTACATTGTGGACCCCTCCCTATCTTCCAACGGGCAACCCATTGGGGGCATCAAGGGTTTCATGAAAATTCTACAGAAACTGGTGCGAGACACACAGCCGGATGAAATTGCTGTGATTTGGGACGGCCCCAATGGGTCAGCTAAGCGTAAAATTATGGACAAGAAATATAAGGAGGGCAGAAAACCCCTGCGATTGAATCGCGCCTACCATAACTTGTCCGATGGAGAAATACAAGAAAACAAAACATGGCAGCAAATCCGGGTGATGGAATATCTTAACCAAATGCCGATTGTTCAAACAATCATTCCCGAGATTGAAGCGGATGATGTGATTGCGTACATCACCCAGATGCCTTATTATCAAGGGTGGCAAAAGATTATTGTCTCTAATGACAAAGATTTTATGCAGTTGTGCGACGAAGAGACTGTGTTGTTGCGCCCGACTAAAAAGGTAATTTTAAATAAGCGCTCCATTGTAGAGGAGACTGGAGTTCATCCCACGAACATGGCTCTAGCTCGCGCCATCATTGGAGACGCTTCAGACAACCTACCAGGGATCAAAGGAGCCGGCTTTGCTACAGTAGCTAAGAGGCTTAACTTTTTATCTGCCGAGAAATCTTATACAATTCAAGACGTTATAGATTTTTGTGAAAAAACGAGCAGTAAATTAAAATTCTTTTCCAATATTGTGGAGGGAAAGGCTGTCATCGAACATAATTATAGAATGATGCAGCTGTATGCCCCGCAAATGTCTTTTCAATCTAAAATGGTAGTTAAAGAGGCAATTGAAAACTTCGAAAGCACCTTTAATAAGACTGAAATTATTGGCATGATGCGAGAAGATGGGTTTGGCGAGCTAAACTGGGAAGACTTACGCACCAACTTGAATAGAATTGTGCGTGGTTACAAAGAAAGCGGTAAAGACACTTGACACCGTAACATAAAAAGTGTTATAATATTTTTAAAAAGGGGCAAACAATGTTAGCGACTGCAGAGAGCGTGAATTTCAGCAGATATGGGAAGAGTTTTCAAGAGGGATTGGTTCAATTAATTTTTGAAGACCGACCTTTTGCTGATCAGATTACAGAGGTGTTAGATATTAACTTTCTTGACCTTCAATACCTACGGGTATTTGTGAGTAAGATCGTAACTTATCGCGCCAAATATAATCTTCATCCCTCTGTTGAGGCTGTGATGACGATTGTAAAAACAGAACTTGAAAACGAAGACGATGTAATTCGTCAGCAAGTTCGTGAATACTTTCACAAGATTCATAACCGAGAGCTTACTGATATTGATTATATCAAAGAGCAGTCTCTCGATTTTTGTCGGAAGCAGAAGCTGAAGGAAGCTATGCTTAAGTCAGTGAACCTCCTTCAGAATTGTTCGTTTGACGAAATCTCTCAGACGATCAATGAAGCTTTAAAACTTGGGTCTGAAAACAATTTTGGATATGATTACTTGGCTGATTTTGAGAAGCGGTTTGTGCCTAAACATCGCTGCCCTGTCACTACTGGCTGGGCCGACATGGACAAGATCTGTGGCGGAGGTCTCGGCAAGAGTGAGCTTGGGGTGGTGATCGCGCCAACTGGCGCAGGTAAATCGATGGTGTTGGTTCACCTGGGAACAGAAGCACTTCGCGAGGGAAAGACAGTTGTACATTACACTTTGGAGCTTCAAGATACAGTAATCGCAAATCGTTACGATAGTTGTTTAACAGGCTATCCTCTTTCTGATATTATTAACTTTAAGGAAGAGGTTTATGACGAAGTTAAAGAACTGGATGGCTCTTTGATCATCAAAGAATACCCCACAAAGTCAGCTTCTACTAACACCATTCGTGCGCATTTGTCGCGCCTTGTTAAGCGTGGTATCACGCCCGGTTTGGTTATTGTTGATTATGGGGATTTGCTTAGGCCCGTTCAAGTGCGCAAAGAAAAAAGAAATGAGTTAGAATCCATTTATGAAGAACTGCGGGCCCTTTCCACCGAGTTTCAGTGCCCCATATGGACTGCCTCACAAACAAATCGTTCGGGACTTAATGCCGAGGTCATTACAATGGAACAAATCTCCGAAGCCTTCAATAAGTGCTTTGTCGCAGATTTCATTTTCTCCGTATCGAGGACCATCGAAGACAAACAAAAGAATTTAGGCAAGATCTTCATTGCGAAGAACAGGAACGGCCCTGACGGCTTTGTATATCCTATACACATGGACACATCTAACGTGAATATTAAAATATTATCGCCAAGTGTGCAGAATACCCAAACTCCGTTAAACCCGGTCACTCTAGATGCATCGATGCAGAGAGATCTGCTTAAACAAAAATATACTAAGCTTAGGCGAAAGGGAAATAATATATTATGAGAACGTTACAAAATATCCGTAGATTTAGGCTGTCAGACACCTTCATTGAACGCTACAAAACAGAAGAAGTGCCGTGGGGCCCTCTGGGCTATGTCACCTTTAAACGCACTTACGCTAGGCGTCTGAATGAATTTGAACCCGGTGCCACCGGCACTGAGGAGTGGTGGCAGACGTGTCGTCGTGTTATTGAGGGTATGTTTAACATGCAAAAACAGCATGTGTTCTTATTGGGGCTTGAGTGGATCGATAACAAGGCTCAGGACACAGCCAAAGAAGCTTATGACCGCTTGTTCCACCTCAAGTGGACGCCCCCTGGTCGTGGGTTGTGGATGATGGGCACCGAGTTTGTGGAAGAGCGTACCGCAGCAGGTCTCTTTAATTGCGCGTTTCGTTCCACCAAAGATCTTCCCTACAAGGGTGGGTATCTTTTTGCGTGGATGATGGACGCACTGATGGTGGGCATTGGCGTGGGGTTTGATACCCAAGGCGCCGGCAGCGTTACCATTGAAGAGCCCCAGTACACCAATGATGTACATGTGATTGACGACTCCCGAGAGGGATGGGTAAATTCAGTCCACATGCTCTTGGACGGATTTTTTTTCGGCCAAAAAATTCCCAGATTTGACTATTCTGCAATTCGTCCCGAAGGGGCCCTTATCAAAGGATTTGGAGGAACGTCTAGCGGCGCAGGCCCCTTGAAGGAACTTCATGAGAATCTAACAAACCTTTACACTGAAAAAATTGGGGAGCTTATCACGTCAGTTGATATTGTAGATACGGAAAACCTTATTGGTCGATGTGTGGTAGCTGGCAATGTGCGACGTTCCGCCGCATTGGCGATGGGCGAACACGACGACAAGCACTATCTTCAAATGAAGAACGATCAGGAAAAGCTTTATCACCACCGGTGGGGATCAAACAACTCTTTGAACGCCGTGGTTGGGATGGACTATACGTGGCATGCAGAACAAAGCCAGCAGAATGGCGAACCCGGCTACATTTGGCTTAATAATGCCCGCACCCGTGGACGGTTTAAAGACCCGGAGAGGTATGATGACATAAACGTCGCCGGCTTCAATCCCTGTGTCGAACAACAGCTTGAAGATGCAGAACTTTGCTGCTTGGTAGAAACGTTTCCCGCGA